CTAGACATAATTTCCCACATATCTTTATTATTGTTTAATTAAAAAGAAGTAAGCGTTTAAAACGCTGTAATTTAAAAACGTAAATATTTTTGAATTTAAAAATGATAAGCTAATACAAGCTTCGGTGACCTTTTAACGTCTAGTTATGACAAAGTAGTTTTTTAAAAGATTTAACTACAAACTACGCCTTTTAACGTCTAGCAATGACGAGAGGCTTTTTAAGCCTGATCGTAAGTTTTACTTAATTGTATTATAACAAACAGATTATTTATTTTGCAAATCGTACTCAAAAAGCAATCTTAAACAACGCATGTAAGAGTTACTATATAATCTACAGTAACTAACTTTCCGCCTTCACAGGTTACTACATTAGGTAAGGTAAAGATTAATTCTCCGCTAACCGGAAGCGGAGGTACAAAATCCGCTATTAATGCTCCCCCACCTTCAACGGGAATAGGGGTACCCGGAATAGTCCCGGGAGAATCTACCGAAATAATCCCTGCTGCTTTTAAACTTATATTTCCTGTTCCTGTGATATTAACAGTTGAGCTATTAATATTGACGTCAGTGCTGTTAATATCTAAAACAGCAGTGTTAATTGCAGCAGTTGAAGTAACATTTATTATTGCTTTATCAGCTGAAATATCACATAAATCTATACCATCTAAAGAGAAGTTAGTACCGACTCCCGTATCTAGAATTTCCATAGTTGCTAAGCTTTGGGTAGTAACAAAAAACTTATTGGCCCGAATTGCAAATATAGTGGTGTAATCTACATCTGCAAGACCTCCTACTTCTATAAATTCAGCTGCTAAATCCAGCGTAGGGGATTTTAGGTTAATGTCTGCTTCGCTAGTAAAATCAATTAGAGTAGCGGCCGTTAAATTGATCGTTGCCGAGGCGCAGGTAAAGGATATATCAGGTTTCATTGATATTGTAAGAGTTGTTACTCCGAGTTTGGTCGGATCGCCTATCTGGATTTTAGGAGCGTTAATATCCATTAAGGAACCTGCATATATTCCAACTGCTCCAGCTTTTAAAGCACCTTCTACATAATTAATCGATACTATAGGAGAATTAACCGAGAAGGAGGTTGCATCTGTAAAACTCATAACACCTGCTATAACAGTAAATGCTCCTAAATCAAAAGATGCTACACCTCCAGCAACTTCAAAAATAGATGGATGAAAGGTAACAGTAGCTAAAGAAGTAACACTACCGACTGTTAAATCATGTGATACAAATAAGTCTTTAGTAGTAATTTTTTCCTTGTTATAGATATTATCGGAGTAAACAGTAGTAATATAGGCAGTATCAATTGTAGCAATTTTAGCTTCAAGCGTTACAGTCACAATATCTGTAGCATCGATATTTACAGCATAAAGCATGTTAATATCAATCATGCCGCCTTTTAAATAAGAAGCAAGCACACTTTCAAAGCTAGCATTTCCTGCGTATATATATTCTATGGGACTTAAGCCCTCGCCTCTATTGGCAAGCTCTAAAAAAGCCGCTTTTTCTCTATCAAAACCCGGATTAAAATTATTAGTCATTACTTTAAAACTTAATTTGATGCAATGATTCTAAACGCTCTCTCTCGTCCATATTACTAACACTCTGACCGGCAAAATCAGGCAAAACAGGGGGTATATCATCACTTGTAAAGTTGATATTTTCTAAAATAACAGGAGAACTGTTGCCCACTGCCTCAGGGCCTTGCGGCGTCTCTATCCCAAACGGGCGAGGGTTTTGGACGGCTTTTGGATCACCTTTTATTTGCGGTGGTCTATTCTGCTCGTTTGGTTCATCTACAAAAGGTCTTCCGACTATTGCTCCTGTCCAGACTAACTGATTACCGCGCCATTCATATTGCTTAACCAGATCAGACCTGCTAAAGGGAAATCCTGAATAATCACAAGTTCCAATAGGTTCAATTACGTCCTTTCTAACGTAATCTCCCATTTGTGTATTTACAGGAGTGTTCTTTAAACTAGTCACTATATACCTCCAGCTTAAGCGGGACTTCCGTCGTATTATTAATTACTGCCGGACTCAGCGTTTCCTGATATCTCGTTTTTAAACCTTCTTCTTTTTCAGGGGCGTATTGTGCTGCTAGCATGCTGGCTAACCCATATATTAGAGGAGTATAAAAATATGCCGGAATATCAATGCCTTGCGTGTAATTCTCTAGAGTTTCTATACTGCTTTGACCGCTATACATTATTAAATTATACATGAGAGCGGGAGTCTGCCATATATACAAGGATGGAATCCGCTGGTAATCAACGTAGTAAATGGTAGGTCTACCGATTTGCGATTTATTTGGATAGGTGAGATATTCATATCTGGATACCTCGCTCATGGTAGTATCCTGCAGTTGGTTGTTAAAATATAGCTCGGTAATATTAAGAGTAGCTCCTCTCTTTTCGGTTATTTCGTAGGCATTACAAGGAATTAAATTATCATCAAATAAAAACCACTGCGTAATACCTTTTTTATATAAGGTTTTAGGAATAACCTTAGTATAAAGCTCCTGACCATCTGCTGCCGTTTTACCGGAAAATGTTAAGCTATACTCCGTATCTGCATTTGATTGCACACCTAGAATTTTGATCACTTGGGGAGTAGAATAAGTATAACCTATTGATCCATCAGCACTTGTTTGTGTACACGCTGTTTGAGGATTACCGTCAAATGCATTAGCAGCAATTCCTCCTGCCGAACTATAAGCTGTTCCTCTAAAATTCTGTCTTACGTTACTTCTTAGGAATACTTGAAATACTTTAGTAATGTTGCTCGGCAAAGGGTAGGACGCTTGCCCCGGAGTTAAAAAAATAGGATTTAGCTTTAATGTCCATAAGTTAACATTGGAGTTAGTCCAGTCGCTTAAGATAAAATTGATAATATTAAGTGCTGAATTATATTGCTCGGCAGTTACCATGCTTAGAGGCATACCTATTAACTCGTAAGCCTTTCTGATAATCAGCTCTGCTTTTATGTTACTAAAGCTATAACTTCCACTAGTTGCCGGCATTTTACTTTCCTCTTTAGTTACAATTGCAGGAATTGGGCTTTTAGAGATGAATTAGTATCGTTTTTAGTAATTTTAATTAGTAAGTTCTGGGCTAAATTATTACTGTTGATTAATTCCGCTTTACTTGATGGTTCAACAAAAGAAATAAAGTTGCCGTTAGCATCGCTTGTTAAATAATCATATTTGCCTAGGCCTATATTATTTTTTAAGGATAGAAATATCTGATAACTAGGAGGATTAATTTTGTTTGGTATTATATTTAAGGCATAATTTATAAACGCTACGTTTTGCTTAACAGTATTTAATAGAATCATTGGAAAATATCCAACAGAAGCAACGCCGACTTGAAGAGTAGAAGCTGTAGTATTGCTTGGAATTATCTGCAGTAATGTATCAAAGCAGTTGACGCTTGTAACTGTTGCATTATTTGGTCCTGCTAAAGTTTCACTAATAAAAACCCCATTCTGATAACCGGTAATAAGAAAATTAATACCTGAAAGATCGGAAACTGAATTAAGCGTAACTCTTGGAACAATGTTAAAATCATCAACAAAGTTAACTGTTCTTGTGATTTTATTAACATAAGAACCATTTAATAGCAGTGGAATATTTGCAGTTGGTTTTTGATCAAGAGCTATCCCATTTTTAAGGCTTGTATCCGGCCAATTGTATTCGTAAAATTGAGACATGATTATCCTTCCTTTTTATCCATTCTTTGCAAGACTTCTCTATAACCGTCAATCTTTCCTTTAGATAAAATCAACAAGTGAGTCAGTTTTTTATTTTCTTCTTTGTAAAGATTTATTTTTTCTAAAATACCTGCTTGAAGCAGAACAAGCTTTTGATGTTCTTTTTCTGCTTCTTCAAGCAATCCTTGTAGTTCTTTGTTCATAAATTTAAGCCGTTGAACCTGTTGCGCCGATTACCCCAAGAGGAGTAAACATGCCAAAAGAATAACGACCTGATGCAAGCACTGACATGGTTTCAGTTACGGGGTCGGTTGTAACATTTACTTTAAGCGGACGCCTTACAAAATGCTTACGAGTTCCCTTAACGTTAGTTAATCCAAACCAGTTGCTAGGATTTGTTAAGAAATGGCTTACCTCATAGCCTTGCGGAATAGCCTTCATGTTATAAAGTGCATTTATGTCGTTATTAGCCGTTCCTGTTCTAAATACGGACTCAAGTAACCTGCAACCCGAGAACATTAAGTCTTGAGGTAGTAACAATCTCTCAATTTGAGCATTAATTAGCAGTCCTGCCTGATCTTTCATCCTGCCTGCTAGTATTACTGCCTGCTCAACGCCTGCTTCACTAAAGTCGACATTAACATTAGCTCCGTTATATCCTCCAACCCGGTTAGAATAAACACCGCCGTCGTAAGGTTGAGAAAAAGAGCAAAGAGGTTGTCCGTTAGCTTGGGTTGCTGCTACGTTAAATGCCTGGTTAAAAGGATTCATCGCTACTACTTCTCTGGTTTGTTCATAAGAAGTAGTAAGCGATTTAGTACCATTAAAGAACTGATCGGCATATAGATCATCTTCCATGGCAATATTGGTAATCTGAAAACCAAGAGCAAATTCCCGGTGGACAAATTCATAAGTAAACCGCTCTCCCATAGTATCCATTTTAATAGGAGCACCTTGCGTTTTCTCAAGAGCGTAACCTGTTCCTCTAATATCAACCATCCTTTCGGTATGTTTGACGGAATTAGCCTGTTCATAGATTTTGGTATATTCCCCTTTAAACCGATCATACTGAGACTTTACCTCATAAAGACCCGGCCAAAGCAGACTTGGAATATCACCGGTTGTTATAATAGACATAATTATTTACCTTTATTTTTAGTTTTAATTTTCTTATATTGATTCTCTCCTGTAGCAGATGTTTTTTTCTTCTTCTCTTTCGGTAGATATAATCCCTCCTTTAAAAGAGACGGCATATTACCCGTTGTAATAATCGACATAACCTTATTACTCCTAGGACAGATCAGGGCCTACTACGCCGCTTGAGCCGTAAACATGCTTATTAAACTTAACTAGCAGGTTAATAAACGGCATATCTACTCCCGGGATTAATCCTTTTGGATTGGGGTTTGCGGTAATTACCGGATCAATGCCAATAATTTTTACATCCAGAGTATTGGTATTTGCGATTTTTGAACCATCGAGATAGTAAACAGAGCCGTATATATTACTGCCGCTGCGGGGGTTTTCACTGGAGGTGTTATTGGTAATCGTTTTGCCCGCTATATTTAGATTGGCATTTAAGCCGTTTTGGGTATTTAGGTATATGGTTTTAGCAACGTCTGTCGCCTGTGATACCGATACTTGAACTCTAAATACTGCCATAGGGTCATCATTAACAAAGGCCGTAATTTTTGTATCTTTCTTAACTTGTCTGCTTGCCGGCCAGTAATCAGAGTTTACTTGATAACCGGTTTGAGCATCGATAAATTGGCATCCCATAAATACACCGACAAAAGCTGCCCCATCTTGAGCAGCAAATGCCGACTCTGTATCATCTGCAGTAATAGCTACTTTTTGCGGTACTATAGTTCCTGCTTGTACTTTATAATCCGCAGTGCCACTAGCTGGCGTACCCTTATCTACCCACTTTACGGGATCGCCCTTGAATATGCTTTGAGCCTGCGTAGTTAAACCATCAGGAGATGCATAAATAAAGTATTGACCTAGTTTTTGTGTTCCGCCGTTTCCTATTTGAGACTGAACCACTTCCAAACCATAAGGTCTATTAATGCCGTTAGACATAATTTCCTCATATATTGTTAATTACTAAAAAACGTAAATATTTTGAATTAAAAAAAGATAAGCTAATACAAGCTTCGGTGACCTTTTAACGTCTAGTTATGACGAGAACCTTTTATAGTCTAGTTATGACTTTTTATATCTGTTAATTCTATTATAGCAAAAGAATTACTACTTGTGCAAATCGTACTACGATTTTAGAAAAACGCTACCTTTACCAGTAAACCGATAATGACGAACATTAAAGCTTTAAGCCATTTATTGTCATTACGAAGCCCGGAAATAGCAAGCTCTAAATCATTCTTAGTTACTAAATCATTATTGCTTTGGCTTATAGCAGCAGTAATAACTTCCGCTTGTTTCTTTTTTAAACCGGCAGCTATCATTTCTTCTACTAATTTATGAGTATCAAGTATAACCATACTATTTTCCTTATTTAGGCTATTGTATTAGGTGGAAGTATAACACAATTTTATTAATATTTATAGTCCGATTATTTCCTCCCTTTTACTAGGGGATACTGCCATTGTCCTACTATTTAAGGTTACTTAGATATCTTCAAACCCTTGAGCGAGTATTGCTTCAAGCTGTTCTTGTTCTACTTTATTAACTATTTGTTTCCATTTTATATAGTTAATTTCAAATATACCATTTTTTCCGTCTCTTAAATCTTGTTTTACTTCTTCATTACCTAAAGCTATTCTGGTTAACCTTATCAAATAAAAATTATTATTTTCGGTTAATATTTTTTTTAAAGCATTTTTGATTTTATTTTCCGATGGGCCGTCGCTAATAAAATCATCAATAAATCCATTTACAAAATTCAAAATAATAAAATATTTTTCTTTTTTATCTAAAGTTACTTTAACGGAGAAATACTTTTCCGAGTTTAAGTACATATCTTTTATTTCGTATTCATACATAACATATTCTCTTGATTAAATTCTTTAAAAATTAACTACCAAATACTACCACGGATACGCCATCAAGTACAGGAAGCAAATTACCAAGCGTATCGGTCGTAAAAACGATTACTTCAGTAGCTGACCTGGACCTAAAGAACACCTGAAACGGCGCTATTACTTCCGTTCCTCGACTAAGCGCTGTTAATACAGCATAATTACCATCAGGAAAAGGAGTAGCAAAAGTTATAACATATGACCCTTGCGCTCCGCTAACCGAGGCTATATTAAAACTGCTCTCTATCTGGATATTGTTACTTGCGGCATTATTATCGTAAAAGAAGCAATAAGCTTTAGCAGTAGCAGGATTTATAATCTTCCCCGGTACGCTCATATTACCGACATTGTCAATTTGAGTACTGTTTAAATTAATCACCCCATCATCTACAGTAGCCAGGTTAATATCCTGATTGCCGCTTGCAGTAGTAATGGTATTTACCGAGATCAAGAGATTACCTACATTAATACTGGATAATCCTACTAGAGAATCGGCTAAATTGATAATTACATCATTTGTTTTCCCATCGCCGCTTTGTACATTTATATTGGTGCTGCCTCCTATCTTTCGAGTTAGAAAACTTAATGGAGTATTGCCCGTTATCACCAAAAATCCGTTCTGTACCTGAGTAGTTAGGTTATTTAAATTATTTAAGGATTCGGATACGGCAAACTTCATGTTTCCTGAAGGCGGCGTAATAGTTGAGTTCGTAATATTTAATGCGTTGTTTTCTGATTCTGCCGAGAAAGTAATAATCCCGCTTGTTCCTCCGCCGAATGGTATTACCCTCCATACCCCGCCGCTGCTACTGGAATCAATTAAATATATTTGTCTAATTTCACCTGGAACAATAATCGTACCTATAGGGCTACCTGCATTATTTAAAATAGTAAAATCATAACTCCCAACATTATTAAATAATAAGCTAGTACCGGTTTCTACAGTATTGGCAGGCGGCAACGTAATTGTATAGGCATCGTTACTAGAGCTAACATCGTTAATATCGCTAACAACCTCTCCTTCGGTGCGTGGATACGGCCAAGAGAGTTTAATATCGCTATTTAATATAATTTCCGAATAAGACATAATATTCTACATTGCCCTGTCTGAAAACGGCATGACCGGATTATAGATGTCAGTTTGTACTTTCTGCAAAGTATCACGCATTACTCTTATAGCTTTGTTTTCGTAATATTCCTGTTCTTTAATCCCGTAACGTTCATCACGTGCTAAAACAATAGTATCACCGGTAGTAATACAATCATTTTCCGATCTTAAGTCTCCTCTATAAGTACGTTTGTTTTTAAGCCTATCAGGAGATACAATATACCACTTTTTTGCGAGTAACCTGTTAATACGTTCAGGGCTATTAAAGGCAAAGTAATATTCCTCGCCCGGTTGCATTATTTCATCGATTAAAGCTTTAAAAGGACAGGTTGAATCAGTGAACATCAAATCAAAATCATTGTTTTCAAGATCATGCTCCCTGATATCTCTATCTACGGACTTAAACTCATTATTCTTGTCTTGTTTATATTTAATTGCCATTTTTTGACCTCATTTCCTTATTATGTTTATCTAGAAGCTCACGATATCTCTCATAAGACATACCAAAAGCAAGCGCCGCCTTTTTCTCTCTATCGCTTAATTCCCTTGTTTTTGGATCAGGGACCCCTTCCATAGGGGCACGGCTGCGAACTGCCCCAAAATGTTTGGCGGGTACATGAGCAGAGGAAATATCAGGCGACTTTAAATTATCGATATACTCATCTATCATGCTGTAATAACTACCGGAACCGATTAAATGTGCTTTATTGGTAGTCTGATATTTACGATCTAGTTTTGTAATAAAAGATAATACCTGGCTTGCTAGCTTTTCATCATACTCAGGGGCGTTTCTATCTACTTCGGGATTACTTTCAAGCCAGCTATATAATCTATCCTCATATTCTCTAGCCCGAACCTGATTAAGATGTTCTTCGGAATATTCTTTTGGAGGTAAATCGGTTATTTTAGAGGCTTCATTCAAAGCATGGGTTGCTTTTGAAATATCCGCTGTAGCACGAGCGACAGAGGCAGCATCCCCGCTCTCTAGTGCCAACTGAAGCCTTGCCTGTGCCATTTCGAGTTCGCTCGTAACATTATTCTTATAATGAGTAGAACCTGCATTTACAGCTTGATGGAGCAACTGCTCCATTTGTAATTTTTCTTGCTGTAACTGTTCTAAGCGTTCGGCCATCGCGGCTTTTTCTGCTCGTTCTTTTCGTAGTTTAGCCCAGTATTTATTATCTTTCTCAGGTGTAGAGCTTTTAGCCGGTTTTTCTTCTTTCTCTGGAGCATCTGCAGGAATATCGTTTTTATCGGCATTGCTATCTAGATTTTGCGTAGCTTCTTCTGATTCCTTAACAGGAGCTTGTACTTCTTTATCCTCGCCTTTCTCGTCCTTATTTTCGGCTACTTCTTTTAAAGGCGGAACAGCAGCGTTTAAGTCGCTTGTATTTTCAATATCTATTTTAAACATATTCTTACCTTGATACTTTTGATGGATTATCGACTAGTAGTTTGATTTTAAAATCTTCTACCATAATTATCGGCTCACCCTCATATTTTGACTGCAATGATGAACCACGGGGGAATATGACCCAGTCTCCCTCTTTTACATAAGGGCCACTTGGAAACTGATCGCCCTTATAACTATCCGGGCCAAGTTTCAATACCATGCCGACCATTGAGTTGTATTCCAGGTCATCTTTTACAGAGGTTTGCGGAATGATAACTCCTCCTCTTGTGACCTCCTCAACAGGCGGTTTGTAAATAAGAATTAATACATTAATTCCGGTAACCGATACTTCCTTGAATCTCTCTATCATTGCTTCCTTATTAAAGGATTCCAGATCAATTCCTTTGGTTTTAAAATCTTCCGGTTTGTAATTTATGTGAGTTTCTGCTTCAAAGATTCTATCTTTACTTAAAGCAGAATGGGTACTATCATTCATATGATTTGCCTATTAATTAAAGGTTAAGTTGGTGAATTAATGAGGATATTTAGATTTCGAAGCCTTAAATATCCTCTAGTTGCAAAATATAGAAACGTCAATTAGTCATTGTTATTTACCTCTATTATGTGTCTGTTAAACAGTTCAAGGGCTATATCAAGACCGGCAATTACCCCGACATGATACTTGTAATCCTCTAGCGTAGAGATGCTGGCCGGATTACTTAAAATGCTCCTGTACCTATCAATTTCAGCTTCAATATTTCCTATAACGCCGGTAGTAAAAGAACGTTGCTTATACATATTATTGCGGTTAATGAAGGTCATTTGCCGCTCCTCCCCATATTTCTAGGCTTTACTGCTGCCCCGCTCTTGGTAGCAACGTCCTTTCTAATTTTAGCTGCGCCTCCGCTAGCATACTTATTACAGCTTGTTTCTTTTTCTCTGGCTCTTTCTTGCATTTGACGCATTGCAAGCTCTCTTTTTTGTCTATCCATAAATAATCTCCTCTTGTGTTGGCTCAGGTGGAATTTGCGATCTTAGAGCTTCTACTTGTGCCTTTAACTCAGCTTCTTTTGCCTTGTACTCAAGCTTTAGTAATTCAAGCTCGTTCTTAGTACTCATTTCCTGTTCCTTAGTTAGCGTATCTATTACTTTTTCTTTCTCGTTTAACTCGAGCTTTAAAAGTTCAATTTGATATTTCTGCTCGGCAAGCTGTTGTTGCTCAGCTGCTTTTAACTCAGCTAAATACTTCTCTTGTTCTAGTTTTGCCTTATCAAATTCAATGTTCATTTGGGTCTTATAGCCGTCAGCTTCAATATTTAAATGAGCTAGCCGTTCCTTTGACTCTACTTCCAGTCTTCGCTGCTCTATATCGGCAATCTGTACCTGCAAAGCCGGGTCTATAGGTTGCTCCTGTTGCTCTTGTGGTGCTACTTCAGGAAGTAGTATCTTATCAATGTCGTTAATACCAAGAGCCTGATATACTTTTAAATATACCTCTCTCATGTTATGTAGTTCAGGATTGCTGCTAGCTAACTTTAAAATACTTTCTGCCTTGATTATTCGCTGCGTAGAAGATTCAACAGACGGATCAGATACGGGTATGACCTTTAAGCTTTCTTTATCTAAAGGTAGAGACGGCAAGTTGAACATTTTATAAAAGAGTTGTAGCTCCTCACTAAAACTACTATGAACTGTCCTCATTATTGCCGATTGCATCCGATTTGATACTTCAAGCAAGGCAATGGTAGTACCGACAGGCGTATTCTGATTATTTTCAGCTAACCCCGCTTCCGTTGTAGAAGCTAATTCCTGTGTCTGAGCAGTTATCCGGTTAATATATTCAAGTAAAGCAGGTGATGGCCCATTATAAGGAAGAGGCATGATTGAATCACGGAGCGACAAATTACCCGTTTCAACAGTTACAAATTGCCCGGGTAATATCGTTAAATCATTATTGGTAGTCTTTATTCCCTTGGACTTCATCCCTCCCGGGAAATTCTGGAAAATAGCTGCGTCAATCGCCATTTGCTGCATGGAAGTTAAGCTCTTTGAATTAGAGCCGAGTATTTGAGCAAGACCTAATCCAAAAACATCAAACCCGGGGAATAAGTTATAATGAATAAAGCAGTTAATCCTTGTTCTTGTTGGATCGTTTTCATCCCAGTTTGGCGTAAGTGATACGATCTGATTAGTAACACCACATCTGGTAATAACATAAGGTAATGGTATGCTATAATCCTCTAGCGAAGTGCTATCATCAAAAAAATCATTTAAAACCAGATATTCGTGCGTTTCATAAAAAGGAAAACGGGAGCCGGTCGGATCAACCTGTTTTTGCTCATTTTTATCCTTTTCTTCTTCGCCCTCGCTACTACCTGTGTTATCTAGGTAATCAAGGTCAAGTTTGGAAAATATCCCACTATTCATATTAAAGAGGATTTCTCTTTTTGAGAGATATCTAATATGGGTCAGACGATTTGATTCGGTAATACTTGAGCAGTTATTAT